GCAGGCCAAGAACAGGTCGTCGCAGCGGCTAACGGTGGAATGATTATGTCAGATCCTGTCATGCGTCGGGCGATGTTCCGTCAGGGTGGTCCTGTCTCCTCGACGGGGACCGGCATCACGTCGAACGTCGCTTCACCGGAGGAAAACGCCAAGGCGCTTCAGACTATGTTCGCGCCGGGGTTCCGGAAGGGTGGCGAGGTTCAGTACTTCCAAGAAGGTGGTGAAGCTGTGGATGAGGAAGTCGCTCCGCAAGGCGAGGTTCAGGCGTCGGCGCTGGAGCGCCTGCGCGCCCAGACCCGCAATCCAGAGCCGCGCTTCAAGCCTGTCATGGAGATGATCCGCGAGAACCGTACGCTACCTATCGACCGCGAGCAGGAGTACACGGGCCGTAGTATGCGTGGGGAGAACACTCCCGTCTCATATGGCGGCGGTCCTGTCTACGACCAGATCGGTGGTGAGCCGCCCATTATCGAGCGTCCTCCGTCCTCGGCCATTGGAAACTTCTTCCGTTCCATCGCGGGTCAACCTGTATTCAAAGAGCCGAACGCAACGTCGTCCTCCAGCGAAGACAATCGTCAGGCTGCTGCGAGACAGATGGAAGAACGGGAGATGTATCGTCAGGCTGCCGAAGACGAGGCTCGTTATCGCGGCATGACCCCGCCCGCAGAAACCCCGTCTCAGTCCGCACCCGCCGCCCGTGAAGACGGCAAGCCTCCTGTAAAGGATCGGCTGTCGATCCGTCTCGATGAATTGAAGGCGGAGCGTGAGGCCAATAAGGAGAAGCGTCGTGAGAACCAGCTTCTCGCGCTGATGCAGGCAGGTTTTGCTGCTGCCGCAGGTCGGAGCCGCAACGCTATCTCCAACATCGCTGCTGGCGGCATCTCTGGCGTTCAGACACTGGCCGAACTTAACAAGGACGTTCGTGCCGAGGATCGCGCCCTTCGCAGGGAAATCCTTGAGACCGAACTTACGCAGGAGCGTATGCGTGAGGCGGCTGCTGAAAGGCAGGCCGCTCGTGAGGAACGCACGCTGTCGCGCGAGCAGACGGCTCTCAAAAACCTGTCTGACCTAAATGCGCGTTATGCGATAGCGGCTGAGAGTCTACAGAAGGGTCTGAGAGACACCATAAAAGACCCGATTGTCTCTGAGGACGATAAGAAGGCTGCGCGAGCCAGACTAGAGGCGATTGACCGTGATCTTGAGAGAAGGCGTTTAGAGGAAGAGCGCCTTTCGAGGGCGATCCTGCCTCCCGGTATGCGGCAACCGTCTGGTGGTTTCCCGGTACGAGTAGTAAGCTCTTCTCCTACTCAAAAATAATAGCGGATGAAAAATGGCTATCTACGAGGTAGACGCTCCGAACGGGATGACCTATCGCTTGGAGGCTCCTGACGGAACGCCTCCTGAGCAGGTGTCAGACTACTTCCGGGTCAGCATGTACCCGGAGATCCTGCGAAGAGAGAAGCCGGAAGAGAAGCCAGAGCCTCAGCAATCTGTTTTACGACAGGTTGCCGACGTGCCTCTGAAGATTGGTGCGGGCGCAGTCTCTGGCGTTCGCATGATCGCTGACGCCTTTGGCGCGGGATCGGCTGTCTCCGAGAACTTGAAGGGTGCGGAAGGCTACATCGAGAGCCTTCTGTCAGCGCAGTCCAAGAAGGACTCGGCTGAGATTGCTCGTATCATGGAAGACGCCAAGGACAAGGGCGTCTACGATCAGGTTCTCGCCGCCGTCGATGCACTCAAGGTCGCCCCGATTGATCTTGTGGCGCAGGGCCTCGGCACGATGGCCCCCACTGTCATCGCGAGCCTGTTCACCGGACCCGCAGGCGCGGCGGCGGCTGGTGTCGCTATGGGCGCTGGCACAATTAAGGGCTCGATCTACAACGAGACCAAGAACTTCTTGCAGGAGAAGGGTCTTTCTCCGGGTCTTGCTGATGAATTCGCCAAAGAGGCGCAGGCTTATGACGGTAAGAACCTCGACCAGATCCTGATCGGCGCGGGTCTTGGTGTGGCCGACGCGCTGACAGGCGCGAGCCGCATCCTCGGCACGGCTGCCCGTCAGGCGGCAGGACGAGCGACCGCCAGAGAGATCGAGCGAGAAGTCGGTCGTAACGTCGCCTCCAGATTTGCTCTTGGCGCTGCGGGCGAAGCTCCCCTTGAGGCTTTGCAGGGCGGACAGGAACAGCTCGCACAAAATCTTGCTATTCAGCGCGAAGGGTTTGAGCGCCCCACTTTCCAAGGTGTCGCCTCGCAGGCGGCTTTGGAAGGTTTGGTCGGCGGCATCACGGGTGGCGCAGCGCGCGCCGCCTTTGGCCGTCGTCCGGGTGAACTACCCCCTGTGCTTCCTCCCGTCAGTCCCGGACAGGAGCCTCCCCCCGCTCCGGCAGCTCCCCCTGCCACGCCGGGGCTGACACCCCCGTCTCCTCCCGGCGCACCTCCGGGCGCAGCTGCTGCGGCTGGTCCGCTTCAGACTCCCGCGTCCATCCGGAACGTCCTTAGCGTTACTGGCGGAGCCGTGCCTGCAACGCTTCAGGGTGCGGTGCAGTTGGCGCAGCAGCCGACGCTCCCGGCCCCCGGACCAACGACCATTAACATTCCGACGCCGCCCCCGCTTCGGGTGCCCGGAACGCTTGGGACCACTCTTGCTCCGACCTCCGTGACAGGTGCGGTCGAGCCGACCATCACGCCTCCCGCAGCGGTTCCTACCGCATTGCAGCCGATTACCGAACTACCTACTCTTCCGCGCGATCTTGCCGGGGCGAAGCCGCGTTACCAAAACACAAAGCTCTCCTTCCAGAGCGATATCGACAAGGCTCTCTACATAGTAACCGGACTAAGCACCAAGTCTCCGAAAGATGGGAAATACCGCAACTGGCTTCGTAGTCTTGGGTACAATAGCTCAGACATCACACGTATTGGTTCACAACTCCGCAGGGAGATTAAAAGCCTTTCGCAGCAGGCTCCAGGAGCGGATCTTATCCCGATCCCCTCTTTTGCACAGTTGCCGAGGGCTGCTGCGCCAGCCAAACCTACTGTTCCTGTCGCAGCCCCAGCTCCGGCTGCCCCCTCCTCTCAGACTGGTCTCGCCACAGTAAGCAACATAGCTGGAAGCATTACTTCCAACATGTACGATGCTCTCTGGGCTAAAGTTGAAAAAGGCGAAACAACAGAAGTGGGGAGTCCTTCCGCTCTCTTGCAAGCTGCAAAAATGGTTCGCGATACTGGTGGTCTAAGATCTCGCGAGGAGTTTGAAGCTTTTGCCCGAGAATATGGAAAGATTGGGCGTGGTCCAAACTTCGTACCGGACATGCGCGCACTTGTTCAAAAGTATGCAGTGTCAGCGCCTGTAGCAACTCCCGTCGCGCTGCCTCCGGCTCCGGCTCCGGCTCCGGCTCCGGCTCCGGCTCCGGCTCCGGCTCCGGCTCCGGCTGCTCCTACTCTTGCTCAGACGTTTCAGAGGACGCCGGAGCAGCATCGCTTTAAGTTCGTTAAAACAGGAGTGCAGTCCGTCCCGGAGATCGAGACGGCTCCGCTGGTTGTCGAACTGTCCGACGTTATTTCGTCCGAGGTGCCGGGATACGACGCGACCTTGCAGCCGCGTGACAGAACTCGAACCGGGTCTGACATTCAGATTGCAGACATCATCGCGAAGTTTGACCCCCAACTTCTGACCTTTGACCTTAGCACCAAGCGTGGCGCGCCCATCGTTAACCAGAATATGAATGTCGAGAGCGGCAACGGGCGCATCATGGCGCTGCGACGTATCTATGCGTCTCAGCCAGCTCTTGCAGAAGCCTACAAGAACGAACTTACCCGTCTCGGCTTCGACGTTTCCGGGATGCAAAACCCCGTCCTTGTTCAGAGGCGCATGACGTTCCTCACCCCAGAGGAGACCCAGCAATACGTTGGAACGGCGAACACGCCCGACGTTATGCAAATGGGTGCGTCTGAACAAGCGAAGGAAGACGCCAAGAAGATCACCGTTGAGATGCTTGACCGCATCCCGGAGGGTCGTGACTACACATTCCCGCAGTTTGTTCTGGAGTTTCTGCGGAAGCTTCCGGCAAACGAACTCAACACCATGCTCAACGCCAACGGAGAGTTGAGCCCTGATGGCGAACGCCGCATCAGAAACGCCGTATTCGCAAAGGCTTTTGGCGACTCGCAGGCTATCGCGCGCATTGCTGAGTCAACCGACGATAACATCAGGTCAATCTCGAACGCGCTGATCGACAACATCGTCAACTTTGCAAGGCTGCGTGTATCCATCGAAGATGGAAAGACCGATCCCGGCTTCTCGACCGAGCCTTTGATTGATGCTGTCAATCGCATCTCTCAGATGCGTAACACCGGCACGACGCTGGAAAACTATCTGTCACAGGTTGACGCCTTCAATCCTCTGCCGCCGATGACAGAGAAGTTTATGCGCCTGTTCTACAGCGAAAAGGCGCGGGCGCTCGGACGTGAACGTATCTCGGACGGTCTCGGGTTCTATGCTCGTGAGGCGTTGAAGGTTCAGCCCGACGACCAAAGCCTTGGTCTCGGTCTTGGATTGCCGCAGATCACGCCGATGGATCTGATCGACGCGGCGATCAAGCGCGCGCAGGGCGTGGTCGAAGGTCAGGGAACGATGGCCCTTCAGCCGCCTGTTCCGACCCCTGCAACGCCGCCTGTCACGAAGGAGCCTGTCACCACGAATGTGGTAACTCCTTCCGCAACGCCGCTTGCTATCACCGTCACTAACCGGCAGCGCATTAATCTTGGCCCCATGGACGGGACAGTGACGCGCATCACGTTCTCTGACGGCACGGCTGTCGATATTCAGCGCATGGACAGCGCAAGCACGATGGGTCTGCCGGGTTGGCACGATCTGAGTAAGTCGCTTACCGAGGGGTCTTATCTTGGTGACACCGAGAAGGAGGCCATCGAGCGGCTTCTGGAGCAGAAGAACTCGCAGAAGTTCATTCCGAAGACGGCTCCTGTCGGCACGCTTCCCACTCCGGAGCCCACGGACCTTGGACCTTCGAACCAGCCTGTCATTGTTGGTGAGGTTCCGCAGGAGGTTAAGGATGCGACAGGCATCACATACCTGAAGGGGGCCAAGGAGTTCTTTGACAAGGAACTCCCCGGTGTTGATGCAGTTATTCGGGAAACAGTATATCGCCTGTATCCGGGGATAGAGGTCGCCTTCGGCGTCGAAGGGATAACTGGTTACGGAAACGCGCAGGTTATCGGAAAAAGAATAACCATACGTGTCAGCCCGTCGAACCTAAAGTCTACCTTTGCCAAGGCTGGCGGGGATTACCAGACTAAAATCCTGCATACGCTGCTCCATGAGATGTCTCATCCGATTGAGTATTTCTGGATCAACAACGCCCCGCGCGACACGCAGATTGCGGTCCTTGAGCAGTTTAAGAAGGAGCGTAGCGGAACTGCGGCTCAGAGAGCCGGTCTTATACGCTATGTCCTAGACCAACAGTCCGACCGGAACGATCTCGATACGTTCAAACAGCGGCTACTCAAGACTTTTGGCCTCTCTGAACAAGAGTTCAACAAGCTTCTTGAGACGACACGTAATGTCGGTGCCGGGTCCTCCGACATTTATCGCGAAGGCATTAGCACGAAATACTACAGAAGCTACTCCGAATGGGTAGCTGAGAAGGGCGCGCAATGGCTGTCGAAGGAACTTCAGGGGAGACTTCCGAAGAACACTTTCGAAAGGTTCCAAAAGGAAATCCTCGGCAAGCTCCGTACTATCTATGAAACGGTATCAAGGCTGCTCGGAATCCCGACAAGCACGGGTGCTTTTGAAAAGCTCCTGTCCGATGTGTGGGGGACGAAGACGACCACTCCGCGCGCCTTGATTGAGGGGTCCGTCCCGAAGAGGGAAAAGACTGACAGGATTTCCGACGCCGGAATGACAGCCTACGAAGAGGCTGTTGATGGCAACACAGGTCCGCTGAACAGGCTTCCGGGTGCTGACACGGCACGTCTGAACTCCGAGAGGTTCACGGGTCTGGTCAACAAGGTCCGCGAGTTTTTCGACCCTCGCTTTACGATTGACAGCTATCCGATCCTGTCGGAGTTCCGTAACCTGCTGTTCGGCAGGATCGGGATGTCAACGCAGCGAGCGCGGGACCTATCGAACACGATCTCGAACGGGACGCCCGAGGTTCAGGGTCAGGTCTACACCTACCTGACGACGCGGGATGCCGATCCGAACACGATCACCGATGAGAAGGTCCGCGCTGCCGCCGTTCAGGTGAAGCAGGAGATCAACCGTACCGCGCAGGAGATGGTTGATAAGGGTCTGCTCTCGCAGGAAAGCCTTGAGAAGTATTACGACAGATATCTTCCGCGTATGTATCTCTACTACGAAGCCACTGGACGGGGGATCAAGAACCCGAACATGGGCATTAGCGCGCAGGAGTATTTGCAGGCTCGAAACGAGGATCTCTCAGAGCAGGAACGCAAGCTGCTGGGTGAGATCAAGAACCCGGCCTTCCTGTCGTACGTCGCTCTGTCTCGCCCGCAGAAAGACTTGGCGATGATGGAGTACTTCCAGCGTGTGAAGGATCAGACTGGCGTCAACTGGATCGCACCCAACTCGCTCGTCGATTATCAAGGCGAGAGGGTAACGCCGTATTGGCTGATGAGTGAGGCCAACACAATCGACACGGTTGCCGATCTGATCAAGGAATCCGATCCGGAGGCGGCTCGGATGATGCGCGAGCGCGCGGACGATATGCGCCGTGTCGCGTCCCCCGCGATATCACGGCAGGAGGCGATCCGGATTCCGGACAACTACAAGCGCCTTCCTGACAGTCCGCGTTACGGCGCGCTGCGTGGGGCTATCGTCCAGAAGGGCATCTACGACGACATCATTGGTACTTTTGTAGCTATCCCGATTGGCGAGAAGCCTTTTATTCAGGGGCTTCTGTCTGACGAGCAGAGCGCGGTCGTTAAAGCTGGTCAGCTCTGGAAGATGTCGAAGATCACGCTGAACGTGCCCTCGCAAATCCGTAACGCCGTCTCGAACGCCATCGCCATGAACGTCTTCGGAGGCGTTCCGCTTCACCGCATTGCCCCGCTTCTGGCCCGTGCCTCTAAGGAGGTGTCGCAGGACGGACAGTACTGGCAGGAAGCACAAAGGTACGGCATCGGCGGCGGCACCATGTCAGCTGCGGAGATGATTAAGGTCCGTACGGAACTTGAGCAGTATCTTCGCAAGGGCGGCGGTGACGGTATCTTCGGGGCCTTCGCGGCTGCGCGCATTGCGGCAGGCAAGGCGATTGGTGCTGCGTCAGACACGTATCAGGCTGTCGAAGTCCGCTTCAAGATGGCGATGTACATTCATGGTCGCGAGAAAGGTCTGTCTCCTTCTCAGGCTGTTGATGCGGCGAACGACGCACTGTTTGACTACACGCTCGTCAACCCGAACATCCGCTGGCTGCGTAATGCACCTCTCGGTCTCCCGTTCGTGACCTACTACTACAAGGCGCTGCCGAAGCTGGTCGAGACGGCATACAAGCACCCGATGCGGTTTGCTCCGTATCTGGCTTTGATGTACGCAATCCCGCAGATGACGATGCTCGCGCTCGACATCGACGATGACGACTACGAGGCGCTTCGTAAGTCCCTGCCGGAGTACATCCGTAACAAGGGCTCGCTCTTCATCCTGCCTTACAAGGATGAGAACGGTCGCTGGCAGTATATCGACACCAGCTACTTCTTCCCTTGGGCGGCGTTCACCGATCCGATTGTTCAGGCGATCTATCGTCAGGACCCTGCGGGTGGGTTGAGTGAAGCCGGGAAGCTCATCACGCCTTCCGGGCCTGTCGCGACGGTGCTTATAGGCATTAGGACGGGACGTGACCCGTTTACCGGGAAAGAGATCATGGACCCGAGGCAGACGCCTCAGAACAAGGCGCTTGCTCTTCTCTCGTACGTCTGGAACCAAGCAATGCCGTCGATGCTGGCGATTGATCTTGTCAATCCGCAGAACGCAGCAGGTGCTATCCCGCGTCTGTACAACGACGCCTTTGGTTCCGGGACGGGTCTCGACAAGCGCGGCCAGCCGAAGCCGGAGTTCCTCGCGGATGCGGCTCGCCTGTTCGGTGCGAACATCAGCCCGCTTGAGCCTGTCACGGCGCGCGCTCTGAACATCAACCACCAGCTTGCAAAGATCCGCGCGTCGGAAAGCCTTCGCTCGCAGGTGGCTAAGGATCAGAGCCTCACACCAGCAGCTCGCCAACGCGAGATCGCCAGCCTCAACAAGAAGATCGCGGACGACTACAAGGAATTGCAGAAGTACGCGACTGAGACTGGCCGAGCCGCAGCCCTGAAAAAGTAGGGATTGTCAGAAACCCAGAAAGCAACGCTTTCTGGGGAACTGACAGGTTTGTCAAATACCCAAGCCATAACTACACAAACTTAGGTCCCAAAACCCAGATAACCAGCGACCTCCTTGTTCCGGATGTCACGGGCTTTACCCTGTGGATCAAGAAAGATGGGAAGAAGATTGCCCTTCCTCTTTTGGCATCAACTTTGACTGGCTCACTCTCATGCGATAAGTTTATCTCAAAATCCCCACCCTCGAAGTCGTCGTTCAACAGAAGGGTCATCGAGAGCTTTCTGGTCCCCCCGAGGTCAACGGCGTCGTCTCCAAGACCGATATCGGCGTGCCAAGAATAGTGATCGGACGTGTCAGAGTTGTAGGTGGTATACTGGAACGAGTCATATCCATTCAGATCAAAACCATAGAACATATCATTAGCGGATTTAACCGCTGAATTAAGTCTGTCGAATATCCACGCGGTATCCTTGTCTCTAAAGTGAAACCCGACGTTAGACGACCTAACATTCTTGGTCGTTTCACCGTTGCGAACCGTCGCCGGAATCATCTCTCCCAATTCGCAGAAGTCGATTATTTTCTTCAACTCTTCGTCAGAGAAAACATCGTCCCAGTAGACCCATGAATAAGTGACGGAGGATCTCTTGGTGGGGTCGTTTGAGATAGTGTTATAACGCATTATCATTCCCTTTCCGGCTCAGAGGAGCCACTCCTTATATCCCTCAGACATGACCTCGCTCGCGATGTTGATCTTATCGCGCAGCGCCTTCAGCACCTTTTCCTCGACCGTGTTCTCGGTAACAAGGTCGATGTAGGTCACGTTCTTCTTCTGGCCGATACGGTGCGCCCGGTCCTCTGACTGCAAGCGGACTTCGAGGTCAAAGCTGTTCGAGTAGTAGATGACCGTCGAGGCTTCGGTCAGGGTCAGCCCGTAGCCGCCCGTCCGAGACTGGCCGACGAAGAACCGCAGCGGGGAGTCCGGGTCTTGGAACTGTAGGACAATCGCCTGCCTTTCCTCCGGATGCGTGTTCCCGGCGTAGACGGCAACCGAGTCCTCCCCATACTGTTCAGCTATCGCCTTCTTTATGGCCTTGAGGTCCTCGACGAACACCGCCCAGATGATGACCTTTCCGGAGGTCTCTTCCAAAACTGACATGAGTTCTGACAGTTTGTTCGTTGACAGCTTTTCAATCTGTCCGTCGTCAGATCTGACAAATCCGGAACAAATCTGTTGGAGTCGAAGCATCTGTGTCAGAACATTCTGAGCTGTCACGAGTCCACCGCCCTTGTCCAGCAGAGCTACAGCATTGTCCTTCATCTGCTTATACGCGACGGCCTGTTCGTCCGTAAGTTCGACATTGCGCCGGATGTAGAGTTTGTCGGGAAGATCGAGGCAGTCCTTCTTCAAGATGCGGTACGAGAAAGCGTCGAGCTTAGAGGACAGTTCATCGAGGTTCTGATACCCGACGATCTGGTTGAAGCTGTGAGATCCGAGCGTGCGCCGCACGATCTTGGCGTACCGACCTTGGAAAGAGTAGAACGATCCGTGGCCCAACATGAATGGTCCGAGGAACGCGCACTGACTATATAAGTCCATCGGGGACTTCGTGATCGGAGAGCCGGTCATCACACGACGGTACGCGGCCCTCGATCCAATGTTGATGATGTTCTTTGTGCGCTTGGCTTTCGGGTTCTTGATCGTCGTGCTTTCGTCCACGGCAACAAGGGCCCGGTGGCCCGCCACAAACTCCAAAGCGTAGTTGGTTCCTTTCACCGTGGACAAAGCCTCGATGTTCATCACCACTATCTTTAGTCGGTTGTCCGGACTCAACACACTATATAGGCGATCCAAGACTTTCTTGCTGGTCGAAGGGGACCATGCAACAATGTCTGTTTGCTCAAGAACGTCGTCCGGTAAGTGCTTGGGAAGTTCAGTCTTTTCCCAGTTCTTATAGACGCCCTTGGGCGCAACGATCATCGCAGCCGTAATCTTGCCCTCAAGAAACAGCGCACCAATCGTGTCGATCAGGATCTTCGACTTGCCGGTGCCCATCTCACAGAACAAGGCGTACTGTGCGCTTTGCCACGAGCGCCTCAGAGCTTCTTCCTGATGCGCGAAAGGCTTCATTTTCGGACGATACTTCGTAGTCATTGTGCACTCCTCGGCGGGAATACTAACACCCCCTAAACTTAATATCAACACCGTTGACGCAGACGCGCTGCGATGGTAGGATGATTCGTTAACGGGAGAACTCCGAATGACAGTGTATGTGACCCAAGAACTCAAAGGTCGTGACCTGTCCAGCGCACTCACGTTTGGAGAACTACAGGTAGTCATACCTGCATCAATGGAAATAAGTCCTCAGAATATGAATGAAATTATCGACACGGCTTGGGATGTTCTTGAGCCGCTAGATGCAGAAAAAGATTTCATTCTTCTCTCTGGAGACCCTGTTGTCATTGGGCTGGTGTGCGCCGTCGCCTCCGAGTGTGCGTTTGGCGGTCAGCTCCGCGTGTTGCGGTGGGATAGGCTGGATGAGAAGTATATCCAGTTCGACCTAGTTTTGTAAGAAAGGACTACAAAATGGCGTTCAACCTAGAAGACATGGAAGGCATTGCCTCCGATTTGCAGCAGATAGATGAGGGGGGCTTGTCGAAAGTTGCGTCCCTTGTGCGAAAACAGCTTGCGCTCGAAGCACGAATCACGGACCTTGAAGCAGAACTAAAGGCTGCCAAAGCGCAGCTGGACTCGATATCGGGGGACTTGCTTCCTGCGGCTCTGTCAGAACACGGGCTGTCGCAGCTGAAGATGGCCGATGGCAGCGAGGTCACGGTCTCAAAGTACTATGCCGCGTCTATCCCCAAAGATAGGGCAGAAGAAGCGTTTGCGTGGTTGCAGCAGAATGACTTCGCAGACATCATTAAGAACCAGATCAGCACGTCGTTCGGGAGAAACGAGTCGAACCGAGCCAACGACCTGTTCGAGAAACTGGAACAAGAGGGGTATGCCCCCTCCCAAAAGCAGTGGGTGGAGCCGATGACGCTCAAGGCTTTTGTCAAAGAGCAGGTCGAAGCGGGTAAAGAAATCCCGTCAGATTTGTTCGGTGTCTTCATTGGCGAAAAAGCAAAGATCCGGAGAAAGTAAATGGCTAACGCAGTTGCAAAGAAAGAAGCAGCTTCCAAAGAAGTCGCCGTCTACGACGCCAGCGTCTTCGAGCAGTTCGCAAACGCGGGCATGGAGGACGTTCGTTCCGACGATATGTCAGTTCCGTTCCTGCGTATCCTCGCGCAGCTTTCGCCGCAGGTGAACAAGCGTGACGGTGCGTACGTGAACGGCGCTGAAGCTGGCATGATCTACAACACGGTCGCGAACGAGGTGTACAGCGGCGAGGATGGCGTCACCGTTATCCCGTGCTACTACAGCCGTCGCTACGTCGAATGGAAGCCGCGCGAGAAGGGTGGCGGGTATGTCGGCAGCTATTCGGCTGACGATCCCGTGGTATCGAAGACGTTCCGCGACGACAAGGGGAACGACATCCTCCCCAACGGGAACCTTCTGACCAACACGGCGCAGTTCTTCGTGATTATGATGCACGAGACCCTTGGGCCGCAGCGTTGTCTCATCACCATGAGCAGCACGCAGCTCAAGAAGGCGCGCAAGTGGCTGACGCAGATGCAGTCCTTGCAGGCCAAGGGCAAGAACGGGATGTTCACCCTGCCCATGATGAGCCACAAGTACCGCCTTCGCACCGTCGAGGAGCGCAATGACAAGGGCTCGTGGTTCGGTTGGGACATTACCCGCGAAGGCCCGCTCGATATGGCAGAGGAAGCCGATCTGTTCGAGATGGCTCTCAGCTTCGCCAAGTCCGTGAAGGCTGGCGAAGTGAAGGTGAAGGAAGAAATGGGAGACGAGAACTTCGGTAAGAGTTCTCCCCGTTCTCAGGACGACGACAACGTGCCCTTCTGAGGTTCGTGTCTTTCTGACAGGGCGCTTGGTCGAATAGATCAAGCGCCCTATTCCCTGTCACCTCGGAGTCTTAGAAATGGACTTGGCTCGGCGGTTCTTCGACCTTTTCAAGGGTAACGACAGAGCGCATGGAACTTTCAGCGTTCAGACGGATAGAGAGCGGGATGGCAAGAAGCAGGGCGTAGCGCGCGTTCTCAAAGAAACAACGACCATTGACCATTGGTCGGCGCACATCGGTGGAAAGCAGGGTCTGGGCATCATCCCGATCAAGGACAACAACTGCTGTCACTGGGGCGCGATTGACATCGACGTGTACAATCTCGACCACAAGGTTCTGATCTCCAAGATCAAGAAGCTGAAGGTGCCCGGCGTTCTCTGCCGCAGCAAGTCTGGCGGCGCACATCTCTTTTTCTTTTTCAAGGAGGAGCTTCCGGCCTCGGTCCTCCAACCAAAGCTTCGCGACATCGCGTCGTTGCTTGGGTACGCTGGATCAGAGATTTTCCCGAAGCAGACAGAAATCCTCGTAGAGCGCGGAGACACAGGCAACTTCCTGAACATGCCGTACTTCATGGGAGAGGACACGACACGTTACGGTTTCAACCGCGACGGCGTTTCGCTCGGCATGTCGGAGTTCCTCGACTATGCGAATAGTATGCTCCTCGACCTCGATCCCTTCTTGGATATCGAGACGAATACGGTCAAGGACGACAAGGTTCTTCCCAACGGTCCTCCTTGCCTTCAGCATCTTTGCTCGGAAGGATTTGGCGAGGGCAGTCGGAACAATGCCCTGTTCAGCCTCGGTGTTTACGCCCGTCTGTCAGACAAGCAGAACTGGGAAAACACGATCCAGAAATACAACATGGATTACATGAAGCCGCCGCTGCCCGCTCACGAGGTGGCGACGATCATCAAGCAGCTTCAGAAGCGGGAGTACTACTACAAGTGCGACGACCAGCCGCTTGTGAACTTCTGCAACAAGAGCCTGTGCATCACCCGCAAGTACGGGGTTGGTCCGGGCGAGTTGAACAACGATCTGTCGAGCCTGACAAAGATCGACGGCGATCCGCCGATATGGCTTCTCAACGTGGACGGTAGTCGCGTCGAGCTGAGTACAGAAGCCCTTGTCTCGCAGCTTGTTTTTCAACGTGAGTGCGTGGCTCAGGTAAACAAGTATCCTATCAGCATGAGCGCGAAGGCTTGGCAGACTAGGATGCAGGTTCTGCTCAACAACCTCACAATCATCGAGGTTCCGCCCGACGCGACATTGAAGGGAGCCTTCGAGGACCTCCTGTTCTCGTTCTGCTGTGACCGCGCGAAGGGAACCGAACGCGAGGATATTCTGCAAGGCATCGCCGTCTGGACGAAGGGCCGCGTGTACTTCCAGATCAAAGACGTGATGAAGCACCTCGCCGTCAACGACTTCAAGACCTACACGTCCAACCGTGTCGCTCTGCGCGTCAAGGAGTTGGGCGCGGAGAAGATGTTCTGGCAGGTGAAAGGCAAAGGCGTTCACGTCTGGGGATTTCCAGAGGAGTTCTTCGGCGCGGCGGCGTCTGTCAACTTGGACCTGCCGGAGCGCAAGAGCCGGGACGATATCCTATGAACATCATCCTTGGACCACCCGGCACGGGCAAGACGACCCGCCTTCTCTCGCTCGTCGAAAGCTACATGGAAGCGGGCGTCCCGCCGGATCGCATCGGCTACCTATCATTCACTCGACGCGCGGCGCACGAGGCAATCTCCCGTGCCTGCGCGAAGTTCAAGATGACGGAGAAGGACTTCCCGTATTTCAGAACGCTGCACAGCCTTGCCTATCACCAGCTTGGGATCGGCAAGAACAGCATTATGACCAGCAAGCACTATCGAGAGGTGGGCGACTGGCTGAAGATCGGTGGCTTCTCTGACGGAACGACAATCCCAGAGGGTCCGTTCGCAGACTTTGGGTACGGCGACAAGTTCCTTGAGATCATCAACATCGCCCGCATCTGCAAGGCTCCGCTGCGCGAGGTCTACAACGGGTCGTCTGTCCCGCTGCGGACGGACTGGAGCCGCGTCGATTATGTCGATAGGGGGTTGAAGGCGTATAAGAAAGACAACCTCGTCTACGACTACACTGACATGCTGGAGATGTTTATCGACAGGGAGGTCGCCCCGTCGCTCGAAGTCGTCCTGATCGACGAGGTGCAAGACCTGTCACCGCTGCAATGGCAGATGGTCCACGCCATCATCGCCAAGTCCAAAGAAGTCTACATCGCCGGGGACGACGACCAAGCAATCTATCGTTGGGCAGGCGCGGACGTGGACTACTTTGTCCGGCTTGAAGGCAACGTCGAGGTGCTGGGTCAGAGCTACCGCATCCCCGCCGCGCAACACGAGATCAGCCAGAAGGTGATCGGTCGCATCTACAACCGACGCCCGAAGGACTTCCTACCCAGAGAGGATAGGGGTGAGGTACAATGGTACCGTCACAGCGAGGAGGTCGATCTGTCTAGCGGGGACTGGTTGCTTCTGTCAAGAACAAGAAAGGGCGCTAACAACCTAGAGCAAGAGGTTCGTCAGCGCGGGTTCCTCTACTCCTACAACGCCAGCACGAGCATCGAGTCCGAGGTCGTCGATGCTGTCAGGAACTGGACCGATCTTCGCGAGGGCAAGCGGCTGCGGGCGTCCGACATCAAGAAGATCTACAAGTACATGGCGCTTCATACCGAGGTCGCCTTCGGGCATAAGACGATGCCGGGGGTGGAGGACTCAGCGTTCTTGGGCATCGATGATCTGATCTCGGACCACGGACTTTTGCATACGCGCCCGTGGGAAGAAAGCATGACCCGCATCCCAGAGAATGACAGGCGTTACTTACAGGTTTGCATCCGAAACAACGAGTCGTTCAAGGACAAGCCGCGCATCACGATATCGACAATCCACGGGGCGAAGGGTGGCGAGGCGACCAACGTCTTGTTGCTGACAGATGGAGTGAGGAGGAACAACAGCCTCTGGAAAAGAAACGCCTACGACGAAGACGATGAGGCCAGAGTTTTCTACGTAGGTCTGACGCGGGCGAAGAAGAGCCTTCATCTCATTCACCCAATGGTGTCGAGGGGCTATGACATCCCACATTAAGCCCGCGATACTCCGCGCAGTCTGTCATTGCGGACTGGAATCCCACCTGCTGACCCGTCGAGGGTTAAAAAAGAAGTGGCCTATGTGCTACTGCGGCAAGCCCATGAGGATAGAAAATGTCTCAGATACCGCTCTTCCAAGCAGCGTCCGAATGGGTGATGCCGGACGGGTTTCCGAACCTGTCAGAAGCACGAGAGATAGCGATTGACCTTGAAACCTACGACCCGCAGCTAAAAGAACGCGGCAGCGGTTGGCCCACGAAGAACGGCCACATCATCGGTGTTGCGGTCGCCGTTGACCACGGCTCTTGGTACTTCCCCATCCGTCACCAGACGGGCGGGAACATGGACCCGCAAGTTGTCCTGCGCTGGGTCTCCCGTATCTGCTCCGATCCAGACAAGGACTACATCTTCCACAACGCCAGTTACGACGTGGGCTGGCTCAAGGCGGAAGGCGTCGAGATCAAAGGTCGCATCATCGACACGATGGTCGCCGCTCCGCTCCTCGACGAGAACAGGTTCAGCTACGCGCTGACAAATCTCGGGCGCGACTACCTTTACGAGAAGAAGGACGAGCGCCTGCTGCGCGAAGCCGCTGCTGAGTGGAGCGTCGATGCGAAGGCGGAGATGTACAAGCTGCCCCCGCAATACGTGGGGCCGTACGCGGAACAGGACGCGGCGCTGACGCTGCGCCTGTGGCGTCATTTCCAAGGGCTCATCATCAAGGAGGATGTCTCAAGCATCTTCGACCTAGAACTGCGCGTCCTCAAGACCACAATTGCCATGCGCGAGCGTGGCGTGCGCGTCGATCTGGAGGGGGCCGAGATGGTTCGCAAGGATCTGGAAGGGCGCGAGAAGGAGATCCTTCAGTCGATCAAGAAGGAACACGGGATCGACGTTGATATCTGGGCTGCGGCCAGCGTTGCGAAGGTCTTCGATCAGGCGGGCCTAACCTATCCGAGAACGGAGGCGACGAACGCGCCGAGCTTTACGAAGGAGTTTCTGTCTTCGCATAAGCATCCGCTGCCGAAGCAGATCGTGCTGGCGCGCGAGTTCAACAAAGCACGGACCACGTTCATTGACTCCATCACCAAGTACCAGCACAACGGACGCATCCACGCTGACATCCACCAGCTGCGGTCTGACAGCGGCGGCACGATCACGGGGCGGTTCAGCTATTCGAACCCGAACCTTCAGCAGCTGCCCGCCCGGAACGAACTGATCGGGCCGATGATCCGGGGGCTGTTCCTGCCAGAAGAAGGGCACCAGTGGGGGAGCTTTGACTACTCGTCCCAAGAACCCCGGATCGTCGTCCACTACGCATCACTCCTCGAACTGCGGGGCGCTGACGAGTTCGTGGCGAAGTACCGGGCTGACAAGTACTCAGACTTCCACCAGATCGCCGCCGACATCGTGGGGGTCCCGCGCAAGCAAGCAAAGACCATCAACCTTGGACTGTTCTACGGGATGGGCGTGACGAAACTCGCCGCGCAGTTGGGCCTGGACCTGACAGATGCGAAGGACCTGTTCGCCAAGTATCACGCCGAGGTTCCGTTTGTGAAGGACATCAGCGACTACGTGTCGAGCAGGGCGGGGACCAAGGGCTTTATCCGCACGCTGCTGGGGCGCAAGTGCCGCTACGATAAGTGGGAGCCCTCGCTGTTCGGGGTCCACAAACCAATGCCCTACGAGGAAGCCTTCGCGACCTACGGCAAGGGCATCCGCCGCGCCTTCACCTACAAGGCCCTGAACAGCCTGATCCAAGGATCGGCGGCAGATCAAACGAAGATGGCGATGGTGATGCTCGCAGAAGAGGGGATACTCCCCCTCGTCCAGATCCATGACGAACTGGCGATGACGGTCCCTGACAGGAAGACGGCGGAGCGGGTCATCGAGATCATGGAGACCTGCGTGAAACTCGAAGTCCCGTCAGTGGTTGACGCAGAGTTTGGAAAATCATGGGGTTACGCAACAAAGAAGATTGATGATGCTTGGTCCTGACTCCTTGCTCCACCGTCGAATCGTAAACCTCCTCCGTGAAAGCGGGCTAGGTCTGTCAGAAGCAGAGCAGTTGGCTGGCAGGCTCATCAGCCTGTTCCTGTCATTTGTCAACAGAAGGCTAATCTGATACAAAGATTCCATGTCGATCTTAGTTGAAGTCCGTCAGGAAAGAGACAAGCTCAAGCAAAAGCTTGAGGAGATAACGCACAAGCGGGACACGGAAAGTCTCCCGTTTTCGATGGCGTTTCTCTTGCCGCGTCAGCTCGCCCACATCTTACGTGCGGTGTACATGGAGCCGAACGCTGTCAGTCGGGATGAGGTCCTGTCGATCATCACCCTCACAGGCCGGAGCGCACAGGTCCAGTCTGCGAGGGTGGTCGATGTTGCAATCTGTCGCCTCAACAAGAGGCTCAAGGAACACGGCCTTCGTGTTCGCAATCTTCGCGGGGTCGGCTTCTACTTCAACGCGCAAGATAAAGAGATCGTCCTAAAAATCATGGCCGCTTAGTCTGTCAGTGGTACTTCTCAAGCAGCCACGACTTCGCCGCGCCCTCTGACCAGCACAGGTGCACGTCGCCATGCACCGAAACCGCGCGATAGGACATGCCGTCGCGCTTGTCCATCTTCGTCGCGTTGATCCAACCAACGACCTTGCCGAAGTAGGTGAGGGTGAAAGTCCCGTCCCCTTCCTTGGTCAGCTGAATCGGGTTCTCGTACTGCACGCGGGCGACCTCCTTCTTTGGGGCTACGGCGTTTAACATGATGCCGCACAGGTCGGCGATGTCCTTCGGGAGAGCGTCCATTGTCAGACCCCCCTAAACGGGAGGCCGTGGACCATCGCGATCACCTGCGCGATATCCAAGAACTCAATGCCGGGAATATCCGTCACCTCGTCCGCCAGACCAAGCGTGCGACCCTCGTCGTCAACGTCGCCCAGCACAAGCCCGTTGCCAGCAAGAGCCTCCGGCCAATCAGCGAACTTGAAGAAATGCTGCGGCCCCTTCAGCAAGCCCTCGTCGTCAACAAAGATGCTGACCTTGTGCTTGCCGATCTCGGCGTACACCACGTCAAACACGTCGCACCCGACATGCGCGTAGATGTCCTGATAATTGCCCGAATACTCGACGGGCGTCACAGTCTTTTCAGAGGCGTTGATAAGAAGAGCTTTCATCGTCGCGACCTTTCTGCGTTGCGATGAAGGGAGATTAACTGACCAGTTGACGGTAGTCAATCCCCCTTCTTGTTTTTTATTTCATCGTGTTTCTAGCCGACCCGCCCTTGCGTCCAGCCTCCGACGCAAGCTCCTTGTTCGTCGAGAACGCACGCTTCTCGGCGGGCACATTGCTCCCGCCGTTCATGCCAGCAAGCCGCGCCTTCTCCCGATCCCGCGCAAACGTGCGCTTCTCAGCTTGCACCGCCTTGCCACCCATGCGGGCGATCTCCTTGCGCCGCTCTGGGTCGATGACCGCAAAGCCGCGCATGATCTTCGGCTTGTCTCTTACTTCCTCTGTCATGCACTCCTCCCATCAACCCTGATCGTCAACGCGGTTCGTGTCAGTGACAGGCGGACGCGGCATAGGCGCAAGCTTCATCGCCATCTCGCGAATATCCTCCTCCGCTTCGTCCATCGCCGTGTCAGCGGAAGCGAACTGCCCCGACAGTGCGAGATAGTCGATGCTCGCCATCAAGCCCTGCATGTTGCGGCGGTTCTTCTTCATGCGCGCCATCTCATAAGCGTGCATGAACATCGCGCCTTCGTACAAGGACATCTCGACCCCTGTAATGTTTCCGAAGATCTTGCAAGCGCGGTCCATCACGTCTTCCTCCGAGCCGTGCAGGTCATTGCGTTGACGAAGAAGCGTGGCCGACTGTGACAGGATTTCTTTATGATTCATCTGCTTTCTCCTTTTTAGACTCGATCAAATGTCCGCAAGTCGTACACCTCCAAGTCCATTCGTTGACGTTGAAGATGATTGCGTGACCCCTTCTCTTGTTCATGAAGTAACAGCAGAAGCCCTTCTATAAGTTCATCATTCTTGCGTTACCGCGATTGTTTGCTT